TGAAACTAAAAAGCCTATTCCTCTTAAAGGCGATAATGATAAATTTATTACAACATCCGATCTAGGCAAATCAAAAGTCTTTGGTGGCGGGGGTGGAGCCGGCTGGGGTACAGCCAATACTAAAAATACAGAATCACATCAATGCGTAATGCTTCAAGCTATGTTAGATCATGGTGTTCAATCACAAGATTATTTTACTGATAAGATTATGAAAGATGCTTATAAGAAAGTGTTTGTTGATGCATCCTTAGAAGAAGTAATGAGTGTAAGTGATGATTGGATCCAATCATCGTATGAATCTGCGGTATTACTATTTAAGAATGGCTACATCAAGAAAGGTATGACATTCCATCGTGGTGATAAAGTCATGGCTGAAATTTACGCTAAGAAAACCGTTGCATTTAAGAACAACGGTTTTTCTCCATTAAAAGATGACAAATGGAACCCAGGCGATATCTGGGCAGTTGCGAAAGGATTTAATGTTAAGAAAGAACTTGGTGATGATAGTGTTAAAACATTAAATGAAGATATTCTACAACACTTTGTACAAAAACGTTTGGTTGGTATATCACTTAAGAAAGTAAAAAAGAAAGCCAAGCATGTAGAAATGAATGTTGAAAGACCACCAGATATTGATGATCATAAAGTAAAACAAATTCTATTACAAGGTGCCAAGCGCGGTGACTTCTGGTCAACAAAAGGTGGAGCAATCGTATATGATGCCGGTGCTCTTCTTCTAAAAGATAATAGTGCTGGTGGTACTGTTAAAGCAGAGATTAAAGGTAAGACTGCAAGAGGCGGTGGTGCTGGTTGGGGAATACTTATTGATGCAGCTAAACAAGTATTTAGAAAGACTGTTGTATCAGATAAATTTAAAGCAGATGTTTTTGGTGTTGCTAAAAAGATAGAGAAAGGTGATAAAAAATCAATTGAAAAATTCTATAAAATGTATAATGAATTTTATGATGAATCACTTGAAGATTTTTCAGCTAATCTAAAAAAGAAAGATAAGTTTTGGATTTCTGCTAAGTATGGTGTAATAAGTATATGCTACATGGTTTCAACTAATAGTGGACCAAAAGCTAATCGATTTATTACTAAAATTGTAAACTATGCTGGATCAAAGGCAGAAGATTCAAGCGCATACGTAAAGGTATACGAATAATGGACACATTCTTAGAATACTACGACGAAAAAAGTAACTTTGGTTTATACGAAGGTGTAAGAGTTCCGTTGGAAAGCCCAATGATTGAGGAGTCTGAACCAGAACTTAATTCACCAAAGCGAAGCTCAGGTAAAAAGAAATATGTTGTTTACGTAAAAAACCCAAAGACTGGTAACGTAAAGAAGATTGAGTTCGGTGATGAGAAAGGCGGACTCACAGCAAAAATTAATGATAGAGATGCTGCAAGAAATTTTGCATCTCGACATAATTGTGATACTAAAACTGATAAAACAAAAGCAGGCTATTGGGCATGTCGTTTACCAAAGTATGCTAAACAATTAGGATTGAAAGGTGGCGGAAGTTATTTCTGGTAATCCATACGTTGATGATGGAAATATAAGAACGTTCGATATTGAGAGACCAGCTACAGATTATGTGTGGCACCGAGATGAAGAAGATCGAACAATCAAATGTATAGAAGGCGAAGGCTGGCAATTACAAATAGAAGATTGCTTACCTTTCCTTTTAAAATTAAATCAAGAAGTTTGTATACCTAAAATGGTGTACCATCGTCTTATAAAAGGTTATAATACTCTAAAGGTAGAAATTAAATGAGATCATTAAAAGGTTATTTATCAGAAGCAGCAGGTAAAAATACACACATGACTCACATCGAAGATTTAGTTCTTGATGGAGGCGTGAAAGGTGCAAGACAAGCTATTCTGGCATTACGTTCTTTACGTGATATGCTATCAGGTAGTTCTAAGAGTTCTACTGATGTAACTGTTAAATGGGACGGTGCACCTGCAGTATTTGCTGGAGAAGATCCACAAACAGGTGAATTCTTTGTTGCAAAGAAAGGTGTATTTAATGCTAATCCAAAGGTATATAAAAACCATGCTGATATAGATGCAGATACTTCTGGTGATTTAAATAAAAAATTAAAGAAAGCCTTTGATAATTTAAAGGATGTTGGCATCAAAGGTGTTATACAAGGTGACTTTATGTTTGATAAAGCCGATCTTAAATCAGAAAATATCAATGGAGTAAAATATACTACATTCCATCCGAATACAATTGTTTATGCTGTACCGAAAGGTAGTGCAATGGAAAAAGAAATTTCAAAAGCAGAGATTGGTATTGTATGGCATACTATATATGAAGGTGCAACCTTTGAAACAATGAGAGCCGAGTTTGGTAGAGCCATTGCATCTAAACTTAAAAAGACAAGTAAAGTATGGGCTGTTGATGCTACACTTGATGATCTATCAGGTACAGCTACGTTTACATCAAAAGAAACTGCAGCAGTGACTAAACAATTATCTGAAGCTGGAAAAATATTTAAACAAATTTCTGATAGAGTGTTAAAAGAGATTGAACAAAATAAAGAACTTAATCTAATCATTAATACGTATAATAATACAAAGGTAAGAGCAAACCAACGTATTACAAATACCGATGCTCACACCAAAGGCCTTATTGATTTCGTAAATCAAAGATATGCTAAACAAATCGATAAAATGAAAAGTCCTGCTGGTAAACAGAAAAAGACAGATCAAAGAGATGAATTACTAAAGTTTTTTGATAAAAAAAATCAAAAAAACTTAAAAAAAGTGTTTGATTTGCAGAATTTTATTGTGGATGCAAAATTAATTATTATAAATAAACTAAACAGTCTATCAAATATTAATACATTTGTGAAGACTAAATCCGGATTTAAAGTAACCAACCCAGAAGGTTTTGTTGCTATAGATCGTATGGAAGGTGGAGCTGTTAAGTTAGTTGATCGTTTAGAATTTTCAACTAATAATTTCAGCAAAGATATTATAAAAGGTTGGGACTCTCCAAGTCGTTAACTTTTAAATGGGACCGAGGATAAAAATGAAATCATTCAAAGAGTTTGAAGAAGCTATGACTGCCGCACAACGGCAAAAGGCAAAAGCGACCTTCAGAAAAAACAAAGGCAAGATTATGATTGGCCGTAAAAAGGCGGCTAAAAAACTTGCGTCTAAAGAAAAACTTCAAAAGCGTGCTGAGAAACAAGCTCGTAATATCCTCGTCAAAAAACTTCTAAAGAAAAAGGATAAAGGTGATCTATCCTTTGCTGCCCGTGGTGAACTTGAAAAGAAACTAGCTAAGAAAAAAGGTGCAATCAAAAAGATTGCTAAAAAGCTATTACCTCAAGTAAAGAAAGCGGACAGAGATAAATTGAAGAGAAAAGGCGAAGATAAATAATGTCATATAATCCAAAAAGTTTTAGTGAATACCTATCAGAAGAAACAAAGGACATAACATTCGTATTTGGTCGATTTAATCCACCAACAAACGGTCATGAGAAAGTCTTTGATACTCTAAAGAAAAAGGCTGGCTCAGGTCAATTTAGAATATACGCTTCACAATCAAACGATCCTAAGAAGAATCCTCTTAAGTTTAAAGATAAGATTAAGTTTTTACGTAAAATGTTTCCTAAGTATGCACGAAACATTATGGCTGATTCTAATATCCGTACAGTATTTGATATTGTAACTCGCTTATACGACCAAGGGTTTACTAAAGTAAATATGGTTGTTGGTGATGATCGTAAAGCAGAGTTTGATAAACTGCTTAATAAGTATAATGGTCAAAAAGGCCGTCACGGTTTCTATCAGTTTGAAGGTGGTATTACAGTTATCAGTGCAGGTGCAAGAGATCCTGACTCAGATGATGTAACTGGTATGAGCGCATCGAAGTTAAGAGCTGCAGCCGTTGCAAATGATTTTGCTTCGTTTAGCAAAGGTATGCCATCATCTTATAAAGACAGTAAAGAATTATTTAATGCTATTCGTAAAGGTATGGGTCTAAAAGAGTCTCATAAACATCGTAAGCATATCCAATTAGAACCAGTATCAGAACAAAGAGAAGAATATGTAAACGGTAATCTATTCTCTGAAGGTGATACTGTTGTTGTAAAAGAATCAAATGATGTTGGTACAATTTCAATGAAAGGACCCAACTTTGTTTTAGTCGAACTATTTAATGGCAATAAGAAACGTTTTTGGCTAGATGCGGTTGAAAAGCTAGAAGAAGATTACTATGCAGATATGAGTAAATCAACTGCAGATAAACGTAAAGCACAGTTTAAAAAGCAAACTGATATGGACGATGATAATCCTGCAGCGTATAAGCCAGCACCTGGCGATGCTACAGGTAAAACCAAGCCATCTAAACATACTAAGAAATATAAGCAAATGTTTGGTGAAGACGAGCTTGATGAAAAG